TAGTAATACCGCAGTAATATTGTTAGACGATATATACCTTGGCCCAATCACAGATTGGATTTTGTATAGAGCGTACTCAAAAGATGCAGAGTATGGAGCGAACGAAGCACGAGCTTCATCAGCGTTTCAAACATTTAACGCGGCGATTGGTACAAAAACTCAAGTGGACGCGGCCGTTGCGCCGTCTCCGGGAAGTATGGTGGCGTAGATGGCTACAACCCCTTGGAGTACATTTTACCCTTACATTCAGCCTCACTTACCGGGGTGTCCCGAGATAGTGATGGAAGCGAGTTTGCAAGAAGCGGCGGCTAAGTTTTTAGAACGAAGTGAAATTTGGCGTTTCGAGATAGAAAAAGATTTTGCGGTTGCAAACGTACCGGACTATCCAATTTTTATTCCGTCCAGCGAGGCTATATTAGAAAACATATACGAACTTGCGCTTGAGGGAGAACCTATGAGTCGTGTGTCAGATAAACATATTGACCCAACACGATTTAAGTCAAAGGGAAGACCAGCGTATTATACAATATTTCAAGACGCATCTATTAGGCTTTATCCTACCCCAGATCAAAAATACGCGTACAGTGGATGGGGCGTTTTAAAGACTAAGCTATCTGCCACAGGTGTAGAGGATTGGGTTTTTGAGTCTCACGGAAGATGTATTTCGTATGGAGCTTTAGCACAACTAGCACTCATTCCCGGCAAAGAGTGGACCAACACAGAGCTATCTATGTACTACCGACAAAAGTTTGCAAAAGAAGCAGATGACGCAAAAACTAGAGAATATCGTGGTGTTAGTTCTCGTGTCGGTTACTCAGATTTTGCAGGTCGCAGGAGGAGAAGATAATGGCATCATCATTTAACTACGTACAAGGTGACACTGGGCCCCAAATAAAAGTAACCCTTGTGGACGATGATACTAATAGTCCAACTAATTTAGCCGGTGCAACAGTAACTTTACACTTTCGCACTGTGGGTGAAACGACATTACTATTTTCGAGACAGCTTTATGTTGCAAGCGGCACAGAAAACACTGGCATCGCAATTCTTCAGTGGCAGACAAACGACTTAAACCAGCAACCGGGTACGTACGAAGGTGAGCTTGAAGTAGTTCGTGCAGGTGGTTTGAGAGAAACTATTTTTGAAACACTACGCTTTAGGATACGGGAGGATTTTGCGTGAAGTTAAAATCAGCGGTACTCTTAAATGCTCTTAAAGCTGCTTACGAGGCAGTTGGCGCAACACCGACGACTAAAGCTTCGTTTGAAGCTCTGAGTACGACGGCTACTTTTTCAAAAACAGGTTTTGCATCTTTTTCCGCAGTACAAGGGTACTTCCTACTACTTTCTCAAAATTTTGAGAGCGTTGAATCGTTTGACGAAACTGTTTTGAGTTTGTTCAGGTCTTTAACGGACAGTACAGAGTTATCTGAAGCTGCAAGAATTTCTTTCTACAAAGCTTTTGCTGATAATGGGTATGTCACTGACACTCAAGTTTTTGAGTACGTAAAGAGGCTAGGAGAAACCGTTGGCGTTTCTGAGGTTTTTGAAAAAACTGCAAACTTTAATAGACACTTCTTAGATACTCCTGAGACTATAGACATTATTTCTAAACAACTAAGCAGACCTTTCGGTGATGGTTTAGCATCGACAGACATACTAAGGTTTTCACCGTTTCTAAAGGCTCTTAATGAGGCTCCTTCTGCTGTGGATGCAATAGACGCGTTCGCAATTACTAAATTTTTAGCTGATCAAACAACTGCAACAGACGATTTAGACGGTGAAGCAACGACAGAAGACGACCAAGAAATGCAGTTTGCAAAAGCTAGGGTAAACATAGCTGCGGCTACAGACGACCTTACCTTGGCGATGGCCTACAATAGAGCGTTTGCGGACAGCTACGGAGTTGCGGACAGCGATGTTTTGAACTTTGGAAAACGTCTGGCAGACACAACCTCCATGACCGACGTGGGGTCATTACGAAGTCAGGGTTTTGCTGATTTCACTTACTTTGCGGAAGACTTCGTCGGCGCTTCCCGAACCTTTACTTAGGAGATCGAAATGATCCTTGAAAACTTAAAGCTATCTGGTCAGCTTAACATCGTCCTAAAGGACAAGGCCGGGAACATCAAAGAAGAACGCGTAGAAAAAAACCTCGTTGTTAACGCAGGGCTTGCGTATATCGCGTCTCGTATGACAGGTACTTCTAAAGCAGTCATGTCCCACATGGCGTTAGGCTCCGGCACAACAGCAGCGGCAGCAGGTCAAACTGATCTTGGGACTCAACTGGGGTCTCGCGAAGCACTAGACTCGTCAACGATCACCGGTTCTAACAACGAAAAAGTTGCATATGTGTCTTCGTTTGAAGCAGGCGATGCAACGGGTGCTGTAACAGAAGCTGGTATATTTAACGGGTCTTCGGGTGGGGATATGCTTTGTAGAACAGTTTTTTCAGTAGTTAATAAGGGTGCGGACGACACAATGTCTATTACTTGGACAATTACACTAGCAGCAGCTTAGTAAGTTTGGGGGCGAACAATGGCTACAATAGTAACGAGATCGGGCAAGGGTTCGCCCCTAACAAACACTGAAGTTGACAGCAACTTTACTAATTTAAACAACGCTAAAATAGAAACTAATGCTGAGGTGCGAGCTGCTGTAGAAGCCGCGTCTGACAGTAACGTATTTACGGATGCTGACCACACAAAACTAGATGGCATAGCTACATCAGCTAACAACTACACTCACCCAAACCACACAGGCGAGGTTACATCGACATCCGATGGTGCAACAGTAATAGCTGATAATGTAGTTGACGAAGCAAACCTAAAGGTAAGTAATACACCTACAAACGGGTATGTCCTAACAGCACAGTCAGGAAATACAGGTGGTTTGACTTGGGCGGCGGCTTCTGGCGGTGGTACGACATTAGGTTTATATGATGAAAACTTTGTCTCAACAGGATTTGGACCAAACGCAACTGGAGATGATGCAATTGCAATGGGTAGGCTTGCAGCGGCGGCTGGAGACTCAGCAGTATCTTTAGGTTTTGCTGCATCAGCAACACACGAAGAATCTTTGGCATTAGGAATGAATTCAAAGGCGTATGCTGACAAGGCAATTGCTATAGGTAGTTCTAGGGCAGCTGGAGAAGATAGTATAGCACTTCAAATAGCTAACTCAGCAGCAAGTTATGGTGCATCAGGCCTTCATAGTGTTGCAATAGGTGAACTCGCAAGAGCTACCAGTACCAACAGTATAGCTATTGGGAGACAAGCACAAAGTTCAAGTGCAAACAGAATTGTTATTGGTGGTACAAACGATACAGTTCAGATTAACAACTATAAGTTACCTACTTCAGAGGGTACTAATGGACAGGTTTTAACGGCTACCGGTAATGGCGGTTTAGTCTTTGCTACACCATCAAGTGGCGGTGGTGGAATAACAACAGGTAAAGCAATTGCGATGGCAATGGTATTTGGATAATAACAGGAGAATAAAATGACTGCACCAAATGTAGTTAGTGTTGCAACTATAACTGGCAAGACGGATGTACTTGCAGCAACAACAACAGCCACAGCAATAACAACTGCGGCAACAGGTAAATTACTAAAGATAAACTCAGTTATCATAGCTAACATTGATGGCACAAACGATGCTGATATTACTCTTGATTTATTTAGGTCAAGTACAGCTTACAAGATAATAAGCACAGTAACAGTCCCCGCAGATGCTACTCTCGTAGCTATAAGTAAAGACAGTGCAATATACTTAGAAGAAGGCGATGCACTAAGGGCAACAGCAAGTGTCGATGGAGACTTACAGGTTATCTGTAGTTACGAAATTATATCTGAGTAAGACATGAAAAACAGTGTGCATGATAATGGTGGTTTTATAGGACGTGTAGCAGACTATGCGGCTACTGATTACTATCAAGCCCTGACAACTACAACCGCAAATGTCAGTAGCAGTGCGGGTTATGATTTAAATAATGCAACTTACGATAATGTTAGTTTTACTATTGGTACTAATCAAACGGCAGATATTTACTTTAAGCCTGATGGTACTACTTTTTTTGTTTCAGACATTAACGGCACAATAAGAAAATATAGTATGGCAACACCTTGGGACTTATCAAGTTCGTCATATGCTAATAGTTCTTTATCTGCGAGCAGTGCTTTTGGCCTCTATTTTAAAACTGATGGCACTAGATTATATTATATAAACAATAGTATTGATAAAATTATACAAGTAGATTTATCAACAGCTTGGGATTTATCTACCGCAGGGACTGAAGTGCAAGGTGCGCCAGCAGTAGGAACTATAGTTAGGGGTGTTCGTTTTAGTTCAGATGGTACAAAAATGTATGCTTCTGATAGAGCTAACACTCAAATTGAACAGTTTAACTTGTCTACTGCTTGGGATATTTCTAGTTCTTCTGCAAGTAGTACACCAAGCCAAACATTTAATGTAGGTAGTCAAACAACACAACCTGCAGTATGTGAGTTTAACCCTAGTGGTACAAAAATGTGGGTTACAGATTCAGGTAACGACAGTATTTACGAATACTCTCTTTCAACAGCTTGGTCAGTTTCAAGTGCATCTTATTCATCAATAAGTTTTGATTTAAGTTCTGAGATGACTACGCCTATTGGTGGGCAGTTTAAACCAGACGGAACTAAAATGTATATAGCAGGGGCTACCAATAATAAAGTTTACCAATACTCTACAGGGACTGCTTACGAAGTAACAAATGCCCCATACACTAGTGTTTCAATAGCTACAGGAAATACAAGCACTGTTGGCGTTTCATTTTCAGTAGATGGTACAAAAGTTTATTTTCAAAGTGCTAATGATACTAAATATGCAACCTTATCCACACCTTCTGATTTAAATTCGGCGGGTTCTTTTACTTCAGTTACAGGAGGTTCTTCACTACAAAGTATTATATTTAGACCTGATGGGTTAAAAGTTAATTGGACAAGGTATGATGGTTATATTAGTTTTTCTAATCTAACAGCAGCTTGGGAATTAAATTCAAAAGGTCCTACTTATCTATTCGATTCAGGTGTTACTGACTTAAGAAGTATGCAGTTTAATAACGATGGCACAAAAGTTTACCTTTTAAAGAGTGGTACTATATACAGTTATCCAACAACTAATTATGGTCTTAGTGGGTCAATAGTTAATTCAACAAACAGTACATCACAAAGTCTAACTGGAACTGATCAACAAGGGTTTAGATTTAACCCCGATGGCACTAAATTATTTGTAATACATGGTAACGGATATTCAAGCAGTGTTCTAGAATATAGTTTAAGCACAGCTTATGATATTACCACAATTGGATCAGCTACTACCCATACAACAACAGCATCGCAAGTAAGTGATGCAACTGATATTGCTTTTTCTCACGATGGCAGGAAATTTTTTATAGTAGGAGCCAACAATAGTAATGTGTACGAGTTCGGTAGCAATGTTGTTGTTAATAGTATTGGTGATGCCAACAAAAAGAACACTGGCGTCTGGAGTATGGATGCAGATTACCTTAATGCAGAATTACAACCTACGATACCTACTAATGGATTAATAGCTCTTTTAGACCCAGCTAATTATACGTCAGGTACGACCTTTGCAGATGTTTCTGGTAACAATAATGACATGACTTTAGCTGGTTCTCCAACTCATAATACAACTAATGGCGGCACATTTAGTTTTACTACATCTCAAAGCATGACAACACCTAATAGTGGAGATATGGATAGAGAGACTCTTGATTATACTGTAATTTATGCCGCAAAAATAAATAGCACAAGCTCTGATAGAGAAAGAGTGTTACAGTCTGTAAGTAATAATTGGCTTTTAGGTTTTTGGGATGGTATATTTAATAGCTATTATGCACAAAATTGGGTCTACCGCCCATCTGCCAGAGATACTAATTGGAGGGTTTTTTCTGCGACGAGAAACCATAGTGCAGATCAAGACGTTTTTTATTCTAATGGGGTATCTCTTGCTTCTAATTCTTTAGGTTCACGGGGATTTAGAGGGCTGTCTGTAAATAATGGTTCGTTCTCTGAACCAACAGACTGCGAGGTAGGTATACTACTTGTGTACGATAGGGTTTTAACTGCTACAGAAATTACTCAAGTGTATGACATATATAAATCAAGATACGGATTAACATAGGAGGGTTACAAAATGAAAAATGGTGGCCTAATAACCAAAACAATAAACACTCCTACGACTAGTTCAGCTTCTGGTGTCTGGAGTTTACAAGAGCAATACGAAGCAGAGACTAATGATGCTTGGCCTAAGTATGTTGCTGTAGGTTCAATTCCAACAGATGTGTTGTTATACTCTCCCTTTGATGATGCAAACAATAACACAACTGCTAGAGCCTATGTTAAAGGTACAGGAATCGTTTCTAATGTGTGGTCTGCTCAAGGTAATG